GCTGAACGCATTGAGCTGGAAACCCACTATAAGCGGATAACCATCCAGGAACGGAACCGCCGCCAAGGGCGGAGTAATTACCCCGGCTCTATTAAACTTGTAACCAGGGAGCCGTCGGCATGATCAACCTCCACTCTACCCATCTTCCCCACAACACCCCACCAAAAACCCTTACTATTTCGCGGCAGCGGGCGATGCAGCACGGTATTCAATTGCCGGAGCGGGTGCAACCGCAGCCGGTTGTCGTACCGAATGCCGGGTTAACGGCTCGCGAGTTCGCGGCAGCGAAGAAGCACCGGCTTAACAAAGGCTTCGCGTCAGAGGTCATCAAAACCAACGCCGATATCCGGCGGAACCATAGCATTCTGATTGCCCGGTCGCGGGACCTGGCGAAGAACTCGACGGACTACCGCAAGTGGCTGCGGATGTGCGAAAGGAACATCATCGGCCCTATGGGCATCCGCCTACAGATGAAGGCGAAGATGCGACGCGGGACGAAGCTGGACAAGACGGCGAACACACATTTTGAACACCGCTGGAAAAAGTTCATGAAGCTGGGCCAGTGTACGGTTCGCCGGACTCAGTCAGGACGCGACCTGGACAAGCATATCACCCGGCTATGGAAAGTCGACGGCGAGGTGTTCGTGCGGAAGGTTCCGGGCTTCGACAACGCCAACCGGCTGGCGTATCAGATTCTTGATCCGATGGCCTGCCCGATTGACCTGGTAAAGATTAACCAGGACAACGGCAACCGCATCGACAGCGGCATCGAGCTGGACGCCTGGAACGCTCCGGTAGCGTATTGGTTCAAGGCTGGTTCATCCACGGACTGGCAGACGTATGAGGCGGTCGACCCGGCGACGCCAGGCGCTAAGCACATCCGGATACCAGCGGCGGAGATCGACCATATCTACGCTGAGGAGTTTGTGAACCAGCTTCGCGGGTTCCCGTTTGGGCAAGCGGCGATTCAGAGTATCTACACGCTCGGCGGTTACTTCTACACCGAACTTACCGCCGCAGATGCGGCATCCCGCAAGATGGGTTTTTATAAACCGCCTGCAGGCTTTGACCTATACGAAGGTCGCGACGACGAGGAAGATCCGGACGAAGGCGAGGCGACCAACTCGGAGAAAGACGCCGGGCCGCGCCCGCTTGAGATTATGGAGGAAGCTGAGCCGGCAACGTTCGGCATCTTGCCGGACGGCTGGGAGTTCGAGGGCTACGACCCGAACCACCCGGTCGGCAACTTCGACCCGTTCGTGAAGGCGCACCCGGTCGGCAACTTCGACCCGTTCGTGAAGGCGCAAAAGCGGAACATCGCCAACGGCCTGGACGTGGCGTACAATATTTTTGCCAATGACTTGGTCGGCGTGAACTTCTCCAGCATTCGCCAGGGCGTACTGGATGAGCGCGATGCATGGATGGATGATCAGCAGTTTTTGATTGAGCACTGGAAGGATGGCCAGATCGCGGAGTGGTTGGACATTCAGCTGTTGCTCCCTGAGAGCCCGTACCTGCCGCAAGACTCTGCGCGGCTGAATGATCCCCGGTGGAATCCGAAGCGCTGGCCATGGGTCGACCCAAAGAAGGACGCCGAAGCTGCGAAGCTCCAGCGCGACCTTGGAGCCAAGACGTCCCAACAGATCGCGAGCGAACAGGGCAACGATTGGGAGGACAATATGGAGCAAAACGCCGTCGCGTTGGGTCAAATGGCCCCGCTCGTTGCACTTGTTCAGACGATGAAAGAACTTGCCGAGGGTATGACACCGAAGCGATCCGCCGGTGATGACGATGAAAAATCTAATGAGAATGAAGAATAAAAGGAGATCGAGAGATGTCAGAAATTAAACTCGGCACACAGCCGGAATTCCGTAAGCTCAGTATCTCTGATGCTGTTGTGATCGACGAAGAAAACCAGATCGTCCGGATCACCGCATCGAGTGAATTTCCCGTCATGCGCTACGACTGGCGCGAGGGCGAATATTACGACGAGATCCTGAGCCACACAATCGAGGATATCGATTTAAGCCGTATGCTCGACGGCGGCCCGAACCTGGACCGGCATCGAGGCGACCAAGTCGGCGTGATCGAAGGATTCACCATCGACGCCGCGACCAAGAAATCAGTTGTCGATATCCGGTTCTCGAAGAACACGCCCCGCGCGGTTATCATCTTCAAGGACGTTGTCGACAAGATCCGCAAAAATGTAAGCGTCGGCTATGAGAAGACGCGCATCGTCGAAGTGATCGAAGCCAAGGAAGCCGGTAAGCGCAAGCAGGTCCGCTTCGGCTGGATGCCGTTTGAAATCAGCTGGGAGCCGGTACCGGCCGACCCAACGGTCGGCGCGGGTCGCGACAAGCAGGGCAAAGACGGCCCCGGCGCTCGCGAGCTTTCTTTTGATACGCCGAACGTCGCGGAACGTGAACTTGAGCAACAGGAGGATACGCCGAAAATTATCCTTTTGATATGACTGGAGAGGTGTTCGGTATTTGGTATTCGTTATCAACTATCAATTATCAATTGTCAATTATCCCTTACATTCCTCCCTATAGATAATGACGCAAGTTTTTCGAGAACAGGTAAAATAAATACAGGAGATGAAGATGAACCCGAAACTTTTAGCAGCAATCCGCAAGATGATGGGCGACGATCAGGCCACCGCAGACGCCGCCAGGGCGTACATGACCACCAACGGCATTCAGGCGGTTGAGACCGAACGCACCGGCGATGCCGCTGCTCCAGGTACCGCGATTGATGCCGCCGCAATTCAGGCTACCGAACGCGACCGCGTCAACGGTATCCTGACGCTAGGCGGCAAACACAAGATGGACGACGAGGCACGTAAGGCGGTCACCGCCGAGACGAGCCTTGACGACTTCCGTTGCGCCGTGCTGGAACGGATGGGTGCGACGCCGGTCACCCACGGGGCCGAGTTAGGGCTGTCCCAGAAAGAGAAGCGGGCCTTCTCTTTCTGCCGTATGATTGCGGCGGCCTCCGGCAATGACTGGCGGCACGCTGAGTTTGAGCGCGACGTGATGGACGCGACTGCGAAGCTGCACAACGAGCGCAAGTTCCGCGGTATGGCGATTCCTTTGGACGTAATGGCCTACTCTCCGGAGATGACTAACAGTCAACGCATGGCAACGAAGACGCTGGCCGAGCGTTCGGGGTTGGTTGTCGGTACGCCGACCGCCGGCGGTAACCTGGTTGCCGAAGAGTTGCTAAGCGCCTCGTTTATCGACTTGCTTCGTCATGCGATGGTGCTGAATCAGATGGGGATTACCGTCCTCGATGGTTTGGTCGGTAATATCGCGATTCCCCGCCAGACTGGCGGCGCGAGCTATTACTACATCGGCGAGAACGACGGGGCGACTGAGAGCGCAGCGACGTTCGATCAGCCCGGATTGACGCCGAAAACGGTTGCAGCGCGGACGGCGTACAGTCGCCTGCTCTTGCTTCAGTCCTCGATCTCGATCGAACAATTTGTTCGGATGGACATTGCGATGAAGCTAGCCGAGGGCGTGCAGAACGGTTGCCTGAACGGTACCGGACTGAGCAACCAGCCAACGGGGCTCTTCAATCTCGGTATCAACTCTGTTGTTATCGGCGCAGCAGGCGGCCCCATGACCTGGGCCAAGATTGTCGAGATGGAGACCGAAATCTCCTCTGACAATGTCATGTTCTCGAACATGGCGTATCTCACTAATGCCAAGGTTCGCGGCGACCTCAAGACTACTGAGAAGTTCTCCGGCACCGGCAAAGAGGTCTGGGAGCGCGGCTTTGGCGCAGCGGCCATGAACGGCGTTGGCGAAGTCAACGGGTACCCTGCCTGGGTTACCAACCAGATCCCGAGCGATGGTTCAAAGGGCGGGACCGACAACCTGTCCAGCGGGGTGTTTGGCAAGTGGAACGACGCCATCCTCGGCCTCTGGGGCGTGCTCGACATGATCGTCGATCCTTATACCCAGTCGGCGAAGGGTCAAACCTACGTCACCGGGTTCCAGTCGTTCGACTTCAACGTTCGCCACCTCGAAAGCTTCTGCAAGATCGAAGACATCGTAACGGACGTCTCCGGCTCCTAAGAATTAAGCCATCCCCACCAATCGGCCCGGTCGGCAATTCCGCCGGCCGGGCTTTTTAGGGATAAGAGATTTAGCCGCAAAAAGGCGCAAAAATCGCAAAAGGAAGAAAGGTATGAAACTAATCATTGAATTCGAAGTGCGGGACGGGATGACATTCGACGAGCTGGTCGATCAGATCAGGTTCACGAAGAAATCAGGGATCCAACTTATTGAGGCGACGGAGTACAAAAAGCCAAAGCCAACACCGGTACCGGTCGCCGCCGCGAAGAATGGCCAGAAGGCTTACCAGGTGATCCTGAAATCGACGAAGGGTCAGCGGAAGGTCAACGTATACGCGTTCGACCGGCGCGACGCCGAGCGTCAGGTGATCGCCATGAAGCTGGCGGGGCGGGTGTTCTCCACGAAGGAACGGTAAGGGAGACTAGATTTAGCCGCAAAAAGGCGCAAAAATCGCAAAAGGAAGAAAGAAAGATGAATGCGATTACTATTGAGATTGAGACGACCCATAATCGGCGGCGGCCGACGCTTGCTGAGGTTGTGGAGGAACTTGTGTTACCGGATGGGGTCGATGTTCTGCATGCTGAGCCGTCGGACGACTACGCCGCCCCGGTTTATGATGTGAACCAAACGGCGGCGATGGTCCACGCGCCTGTTGCGGTTGTGGTGAGCTGCCATGAGAAATACTTGAAGATGCTGCCGAAGGCGATCGCTGCAGTGAACGCGCAGACCTGCGCCCCTGCTGAGAAGATCCTGGC